TATTAATATTATAGTCTTGTAGTCCGTTTTCGGACTGATTAAAGTCCGTTTTCGGACTGTTGTTTAGTCCGTTTTCGGACTGTTGTATATTAATATTATAGTCTTGTAGTCCGTTTTCGGACTGATTAAAGTCCGTTTCGCTTCTGTTCCATGTTTTACATTTTTCTGTAAATCTTAGATACTTTGTTTTCCCAAAAGAACTCAACTCAATAAATCCTCTGTCTGCAAGTTCTTTAATGTTTTTGTAAACTCTTTTAGGGATTGAAAAAAGCAACGGAAAATCATCTACCATTTTTGTTTCTGAATATTGATACCAAACAATGCCATCAACCGTAATTGTATTAGTCCACGTTGGCAATGTCATACACGCTGCAAGCGTTGTTGTTTGAACAATAGTCAGTTCATTTGCAACGGCGAATCTTTGGTCAATCAAAATATTGTAAGTCATAATTAAAAAAGAAAAGCCCCAATTAGAGCCGTTACACATCTAAAAGGGGCTTTGTAGCTAATTAGCAAATATCTTTCAATCGGTAACGGTCGATCGTTTTACGCCACAAATATAATACTTTTTTTTTATTCCAACAACTGTACGGGCTTAAATGCTTCTTTTACCGCAAACAAATTTCCCTCACTTTCGTTTGGAACAATCGTAACAACCGGATAACGGGAACGGTCGCCGGGCTTTTGAGAAACTGCAAATTGTACGTTCATATCAAAGATAATTCCTTTTACAAATCCCTTTTCTTGCAATATTGCGTCGAATGTATCACGGATATTGGGTATTGTTGACGCCGTACCCTTTGTCGTGAATTGCCATACCCCGCCAACGCCACGAACCAACGGAACAATAAAAGTTACGGTTAACGTTACAATCCATCCGTCGCCGCCATTCTTAACAGCCCGGTTTGGGTGTTTTTGCGCAACGCCTGCCATTAAATCGGGATAATCTTTTGTACTGTATTGTGCATATTGTTTCCCGTTCCATACAAAGAACGTTTCCTCGTCGCCGTATGCAACCAATTTACCCGCATCGTCCCTATATTGATATTCTTCCCGGCATGACTTTTCCGGTTCATCATAGGCAAATACTATTTGTATTGTTTGCGGCTTCTCTCCGTATGCTTTCTTAAATAATCCTGCATATTTCCCGGTGCTTACAAAATAATCTATACTTTTAGGTAATCCCTTTTCATCTTTTACGCCAACTTTTATTTTCCCAATTATAGGTAATGATATTCTATTTATTGGTTCATTACGCATTATTCTACCTTTCATTTTTTCCTCCTTTCTTCCAAATATATCCTCCGGACGTTCTTAACAATCCTCTTGAACACATACTGATACCCGTTTTATCTATTCCCGTTTCTTCGTGTGCTTGCTTTATACTTTTATACGTTTTTATATATTTCCCTTTCATATCATATTGGGAAACGGGCGTTTGTATCTTTTCTGCCTGCCTTTTTATTCTTGTTCCATAATTCATATTATATTTATGAGAACACCATTCTAAATTACAAGCATAATTGTTTTTCGGATTTTCATCTTTATGGTTTACTTCTGATAGATTATTGGGGTTTGGTACAAATAAAAGCGCAACAAGTCTATGAATTGAATATCTTTTAATTTTGTTTCCTAAATATAATCTAACAAATAAATAGCCATGTCTATCAACACCATTCTTTATTATTTTGGGGGTTAATTTTATGTTATATCCTAATGTCTTCTTTGCATTAAAGTACATTGATTTAACCCTGCCATAATTACTAACTTGATAATACCCATCATATCCGGGAACATCTTTCCAAATCTCATTTTCCATAATTGCCAACTTTTAAGAACTGCCAACAAATAAGAAACGGGGACGGGCTGTTGGCTTGCCCTTTCGGTCGGTTAATTACTCCGCCTATCCTCGTTGCAAATATATAAATTATTTTTTACTTTTGCATCATCTTATCGCCCATGTTGGCGAAAAAGATACGGGGGCGGGCTTTCCGCCCCTTGCTTTTAAATATCCATTTCAGTATTCAACAAATCTTTCTTTGTCACGGGTTCCGGCTTTTTAGGCTGTTTTTCTTCGATTTTAGCCACTTTTTCTTTTTTTGGTGTAATTGTACGTTTTGCGGTTTTCTTTTCCTTGACGGGCTTGTTTCCCGCCGTTTTTGCCGTTTTTCGTGTGGTTCTCTTTACGGTCTTGGTTTTCTTTTCCTCCGGTTTCGGTTGTGGTTCGGGTTCCGGGTCTTTCTTCAAATCCTCAACGGTAACGGCTTTTTCCGGTTCCGGCTTTTTCTTTTCCGCCGGGGCTTTGCTTTTAACAAGTTCCGCCAACGTCAGCGAAACAATATTGTTTGTCAAATCCGGTTCGTTATCCAATGATATTTCCCCGGAAACCGCCGTAAATGTATTATCCCGTTTTTCGTCCTCAATTGCTGCCAACTCCAAAAGATACGGGATTTTCTTTGCGTTCGGGCTGTCTGTTTGGTCTTTCAAATTGTACGTCGGTTTCTTTCGCCAATCTTTCGGGCTAAAATTGAAAACACGGTCAATCGGAATATCCGGGAAATTTTCGTTCCACATCATCGCATATAAATGCAACTGAATTTCCGCTTCTTCGTAAAATCCTTTGCGCCCGCTTTTGAAATCCACAATTGCGTTTATGTATTCTTTTGAACCGGGCTTTGATAACATCGTACACGGTAAATCAATCATTCCGGCGTAATTATGAACGGGGTGTACCAACGCAATTTCCACGGCTAACGGTTTAACGTCATAATCCAAAACAAATTGCGCAAATGCTAATATATCCTTTTTGAAATCATCAGCGTAATAAATGAAATCGGCGGGCAATTTGTTGTTATCAATATAATCTTTCAATTTGGCTTTCAATCCGTCCAAATCATAAACCCGGTTAATTATAAGTTCCTCAAATTGGGCGTGCATAAATGTACCATACGCCGCCCGTTCTGCTTTGTATCGTTCCGCCTCGTCAATACCTTTGTCGGCAATCCATTTTATCAGAAACGGCGATTGTGGCATTGTTTGGGACAAAATTGTTGTAACTGACGGATAAAATTCCGGGGTTCCGTTGTCGTCAAACTTGTAATAATATCGGTGTCCTTTGCTGTTTAGCTGCCATACTTTATACGGCGGTTCAATCAACGCACCATCAAAAAACATTGCTGTCATTTCCTCAACCGTCATGCCCGGCACAATTTCAAAAGCCCCGGCGGGCTGTTCTATTTCGACGGCATCCAATCCGGGGACAATCTGTTGTTCATCGTTTATTTCCGGGAATTTATCGGCGGGCAATTGTCCCATTGCTTCCGCCAACTTCTTAACCGCATTTACTGCGTTACCCATTGTGTTTGCAATACTTTTTTCCGGGTTTTCCGGCTGTTTCTTTTTCGCTCTCATGTTATTTGCTCTTTAATTCGTTAAACAATACATAAACCATTAATCCACACATTGCAGAAAACAAAAAATGGATATAATTCCAAAATCCGGCAATAAAACATATTACTCCGAAAATGCTAAATATCATTGCAAAAACCTTTGCTTGCCACGCATCGGAAAAGAAAACATCAACCATCTTTTCCATTTTTTCGATAAACTTCTTTTTCATGGTTTTAATCCTCCATTCCAAACAGATAATCGGCGGAACAACCGCACATTTCGCAAATTATTACTACCCATTCCGGAACAATCCTTTTGGTTGTCCCGTTGCAAAGATTTGTCATATTTACCTGCTGTGCGCTTTCGCTTGCGCCCTCAAATAAACGGGCTGCAATATCCTTTTTCAATACCTTTTTTCCGTTCGCCTCGGAACGGGCGATTGCTTCGTTTACTCTTAATCTCAATGCCATAACTTAAATTTTTTTTTGTTAATAACTTGGTTCGTTGCTCTCTTTGTATCCGCAATTGCGGCACGTTTTTTCCTCCCAAATCGGGCTATATTCCGGCGGGGTCAAATATCCGTCGCCTCCGGTACGTCTATACTCGCCGTCTGTAACCTCCATTTCCCCGCCACACTCCGGACAATCATCGTCGCCAATCAATACACATTCCAACAGGGCGTCCAAATGGACGGAACGAACCGGGGAAATACCAATTGCCCGGATAACGTCCACCATTTCCACAACGGTAACATCCCGTTCGTAACAATCGGCGACAGGGAACCCCCAATTGTCGCTTATGTCCTCGATAATCTGTTTGTTGATTAACTCCGTAACGATTGTTTCGGATACTTGGTTGGCTGTTTTTCCGCTTTCGGTCGCCAACATCTTTAATTGCTCACTTTCTTTTATTCTCATATCATTTCCCGGTATCCCTCCGGGTAGGTTTTATTTTTCTTCTTTATACAAAATTCCCTTATATGGTTTCCCGGTATCGACACTCTTTTTTATCAAATGTCTGTACATACCCCGCTTTTCCGCATCTATATAATTATCAAAACGAACACATTCTTTCCCGTCCGCTCCATATCCGACTATTTGGCAATTATATTTAATTTTATTTCGCCTTGCGGGTTTATAGTTCATATTTTCCTTTTGCGTACACCAACGTAAATTGTCTGCAAAATTATGATACTTAACCCCGTCGATATGGTCAACGTATGGTTTGTTTTCCGGGTTCGGGATGAAAGCCGCCGCAACTAATCGGCTAACTTGAAACTTCGTATTTACTCTGTTTTTTGATAAAGTAACACATAAACCGGACGTTGCGGGTTTACAAGGCGTCAAAATTATATTGCTATCTAATGACTTTATACGCCCGTAATTGCTTACTTCATATAACCCCTCATAGTCTTTTATTTCTTTCCAAATTTCCATACTACTAATTTTATTCTGCAAATATAGATATTATTTTTGGTTTTGCAAATGCAATAGTATTCCATTTATCTATTTTCCAAAAATATAATCTTTGTTTCGTGAAATCATTTTTGCCGGGTGCGTGGAATATCCGATTTTTAACCTACATTTGCAATACCGCATTACCAAAAATCGCTCTCGGTTACTGCGTACCGAATCCCCGGCGCATCTGTTACGTCCGGGGGTTCATCTTTTCCAACGCCATTTGCTCCGCACAATAACAAAATCGGTATATATCGCCATAATATCCCGTGGGCGGTTATTTCCTGAATAACGCCCGCCGGATATTCCCCAAACGCCACATATTCGTATTGCGTTGGGTCTACCCCAATGCGAACTCAAACGTAATGTCAATATATTTGTCCCCGACCCGGTTAAATGCGTGGTCGATTGGTATAAATGCGTTCGTTTTGCCCTCAACGTATTGCACCCGGTCGGGAAATAACAACGTCAGCAAATGCGCATTTCTATAACACCCTTTGACTACCGGGCGAACCGTCCGGCGTATCAATTCAATTTCCCGTTCGTCGAATACGTCCGCCGCTTTTACGACCTCAACACGTTTTGCGACGGTGCGTAAATGTTTCGTAATTCTCGCATCCTTTTTGGCATTGGCTAACGCCGTTTACATCTGTTTGCATACTCTGAAATTTATTTGGTTCCGGGAACCCGCCCGGTCGGATTAATAATAATAAAAGGATATTTTCAAACCCCGGCTCAACTTACAATGTTCGGCGTCTTTGACACAACGGAAAGCACGGCGCAATAATTTGTTCGCCATTTAACGCCTACTAACTTAATCAAACCGGAAACGCCAACCAACGTGTTAATCTTTTTGCCGTTGAACAATCCGTTTACTTTGATTTTGAAAGTACGGTTAATCTCTCTTGTTGTATATTCCAAACCGTTGTAAATATCTTCGGGCTTCATTGTATCACTCTTTTTGTTGCCGGGAAAACGCCCGGTCGTTTTATTAACATGGCACAAAGATAGGGCATTTTATTTTAACTACCAAAAGAATTTTCTTTTATTTTCGATTTGCTGACAAAAAACGTTTCTTTTGGCACCCCGCAAAGTTATTTTTGGCGAATTTTCATTTTAAGCCACTTTATTTGCCGGGGTGGGTATTTTATCCATTCAAACAAAATAATCGAAATACGGGGCTAAAAACGGGCAAAAACAAAAATGGGGTTGCAACGCTTGGTTACAATCCCTTGTTACGCCTATTATATGTATTCCCAATTATAACCCTTATGTTTTTTCATACGCCCTTTACAACATCGGATTATTAGTGTATCGTTAAACCCGTCCTTTTTGGCTAAATGTATAGATTGGTATATTTTAAGACAAACCCCGTTTTTCATCATTCTAACAGGTTTTGAATTTGGATGCAATACGCCCTCTTTACCCTGCATATTTTTTGCGTTATTTTCGCTCAATCGCTTTTTCGTAATAGGATTATTATTGTTTTCCAAATATGTAACCCAACGCAAGTTGTCCGCATGGTTATTGGCTCGGTCGCCGTCGATATGGTCGATACATGGTTTGTTGTCCGGGTTCGGAATGAAAGCCGCCGCAACTAATCTATGTAATCGAAACGTTTTGCGCATCCCATTACATAAAGCAACGGTTTTATATCTATTACCCGAACCACTTGTTTTCAACACTAATTGTTTCTTAACGGATTTTACACGCCCGTAATTACTCACTTTATACAACCCTATATATCCGGGTACATCTTTCCAAATTTCCATTATACAACCATTTAAGTAAGCAACCAAAAAAAAGGAAACGGGGAAAAGTGGTTGCATCTTTTTTCATCCGGTAGCTACTCCGAACTATCCCCGTTTGCCGCAAATATAGTTATTTTTCGATTGTTATAACCTCAAACCCGGTAATTTTTGTATGTGGATTTTTTGAAACAATATCAAATTCACGGTTTTTTATCCGTTTTGTTTTCCATAAAAAATTAAGAAAACGCTTATATTGCACAGTTTCCGTTATTAAGAGGCTATCTCGTGTTATAATTTTGCCCGAAAACGTATTATTTTTAATACATCCGTCAAAATCAACCCATTTGTCGGAATACTCAATACAACGTAATACAGTCGTAACCGTATCGCCGGGCAAATATACAATACTATCCCGGACGGTTGCCCGCAATTCGTTGATTGTTTCCATTTGGGTTGTTGTAACCCGTTCCAAATCCCGGTTCTTTGCCTGCAACGTCTTTATCAACGCCAAATCGTCCGCCCGGTACTTTTTGTATTCCGCCAATGACAACTCCAAATTCCCGACTTTGATTGCGTTCAAACTGTCTTTCGTTTGGTACGTCTTGACGTCCTGCAATAGTATTTCGGTATTGCTCCGGTATTTGTCCCGTTCCTCGGTCAACCTCTTTATTTTGACGTGTTGCACCCAAAAGGCGGCGGCAACCGCCAAAATGATTGCCGCCAAAATCAAATACTTTTTCATGCGTTCGTTATGAATTAAAGTTTAACAACCCTTTTGATTGCGGCAACGTGCATATCTGCGATTTGCTCCCGCCCGTCGTCGCTCATTATGAAACGGCAATCTTTTTCGGTATCCATGAAAAAGTTTTCCGTAAGAATTGCCGGGCAACTCGTGTGTTTGAGGATATAAAACGCCGCTTCCTTATCCGGGTCGCCGTCGGCATAATCGAAACGCATACGCCAACCGTCCGGGACGAATACCCGTTGCGCTTCCTCGGCAAATACCGTGGCGATTGCATCCGCTTTCGTTTCTCCGGGCGACGTGTAAACCTCCCAACCCGTACCGCCTCCGGCGTTGGCATGGACGGATACCAAAAACGCCTTTTCATTGTAATTGCGGTAAATCTCATTTGCTCGGCGGCAACGTTCCGCCAATGACACGTCGTTTGTTTCCGGGGTCAATATCTCGTACCCAATCGCCAAATCGTCCAATTTGGCGGCGATACGTCGCACAATGTCACGGTTAAACTCCCATTCAAACAGTTGCGAACCGTCGCCCCAAACCGGGGAACGTTTCCCGGCGGTTTCTTCGCCGTGTCCGTTGTCTAAAATAACAATAGGTTTCATTTTCTTACCTCCTTTTCTTTATCGTTAATAATATCGTCATCGGTTCCCTTTTGGAAACGCTCGATTATTGGTTGCCAATAAGACGGCAACGCCCGTGTAAATTCCAACCGGATAACATGGTATATTATCCGTAAGGCTATTTTCTTCGGGTATGCCTTAATTAAGTTGCGAAACGCATTTTGCAAATATACATACATAAACACGTATGTTAGTGATTTTACCACGATAACCGCCGCATTTTCATCGCCGCAATTTTTCATTATTACAAAAATCGCCTCCACGATAAACAGATACAACAGAAATTCGCACAATGCGTTTTTGAACTTACGGAACGAAAAGTTTTTGCATCGCACAATCGCCACGCCGTCCGCCCTCATTCCCGCCCAAATATTGAACGCAAACATTACTACTAACGCATAAACAAAACCCTTTATCGGGGTTAAATAACCAAATAACGGGCTAACCGTTGAAACGGCTATAATACGCCATTGTTCCCAATTCATAATTCTTTCCATATCAAACATACATGGTTATTCTACATTTAAGAAATAGTAGTTATTTCAAATGGTTTATTACAAGCCTCTTTAATGCACTTGTTTATCAAACTTATATTATCATCCGTTACGGCGGTACACAATTGTTCTCTATAATCTCCACTGCTTAAAGGTATTCTATATGTACAATTTTCAATATCAATATTAAATAACTTTGCAATAAACGTTTGAAATAATGTACCTGCAATTATATACCTTGTAATTCCAAAGTTCGCATGAATTGAATCTCGTGTAAAGTCCGTTTTATTTCTCCAATTCACCGTGTTATCCATAAATGGGTAAGTGCTTTCTATCCCGTCAAGGCTTGTAATAACTTCCGCTTGTTCTATACTTGGTGGAGCCGGAACAGCAGACGTATAGATAGTGCTATTTCTTAATACAAGATTAGTTCTTGCATTTTGCACGGCCGTCCCACTTGGAATAACGAATTTAACATCGGGGCAATTAGTAATGCAATCTTTATAATTTTTAGATATATTAGTCCACATACCTATTTGTCTTTCCCTTTGATTGCTGCCATAATCAAGCCACTTGTCATCATCTGCCCCACTTGGTCCATGAGAATCGGAAATGGTATGATATATAGAAAATGCCCATGTCATATTCATCCCAAATACGGGATTACTATAGAGACAGGCTTTTTTACATTTATCTATAAGTCCTTGTACAATATTATTTGTTATTATTCCATCTTCTCCCTTTTCCCAAAAAGAGGATTGGTCCTCATAAGGGGATTGATATGCCCCGTTTTGCAGAATAACAAAATTCCATGCTTCATCGGCTAATATCCAATCCATCTTTACCGTATCATTCGCCGGAGCTAGTTCTCCTTCATCAGTTATATCGGAGCCTGGTTCACTTGACCATTTACCAGTAGTGCCATTATACTGTTCCCAATCTGTTGCTTGATACTTCCACTTATAGTAAGTGACACCCTTCTCTGCCTCCCATCTTGCTATAAAAATCCCTAATGTTGCAGCCCCAATATATGCGTTGCCAATAATTACATCTTTATTAAAAGACTTACATATATTACCAACCTCTCTCACCGTGTCAACTCCAAACGAAGAGCCTATAAAAAGAATCTTCAATGCTTCTTTGTAGGACGTGCTGTCTTTGTTTTCTAATACCGTTACTCTTTCGCCTAATAGATTTATATTTTCTTCATTGTCTTTCACCTCTTTATTTAAATCTTCGATTTGCTCGTAAACGCTTTTTTGCATATAAGGAATATTGTAAATAAATAAGGATTTAAGAAATTGCACTTTATCACCCTCTATTCTTGAATTAGAAAAATGAAGCCCTAATTTTACCGCCCCATTAGGTTTTATGTACCCTCTGTCATTCGTACCTATACTTCCTCCGATAGATGTTAATATTCGCTTATTATCTACTCCAAAAAACTTAAACGTCCAACCATCAAAACTATTTACACCTAATGAATCAAGAATATAAATAACCGTATCATCTTCTATTTCGGAAACATCTAATACTTCTAATGCGCTATTAGTCGCATTTGAACGAGGATTGTCTATTAATGAATCTCCAACGTAAGCACTATCGGCATAAGCATTAAGCCATTTAGTAGGCGTATAATTTAATTTAGCGGTATTTATAATCCCTTCAAGTTGTCGTTTATTTTCCTCTGACTGCTCCTCTATCTCTTTACTTCTTTTATCAAGTTCTGTTATGTAGTCTACTATCTTTTTAGAAAACATCCCTAAAAAGAAAAAACCATCAATATCACTTATAGTGGATGGTGTAGAAGTATGTATATATAAAAATTTTGCATTAGCAGACGGTAGAATATCATTCCCCGAATCTTGGTAACTCCAATTCACTTTATTACCGTTTGCGTCTGTCAACTTAATTGTCAATCTATAATCGGAAATTCTCACTTTTTTCCCTTGTGAATTATACATGCTAATAACGTCATTTGTATTTGCGTCAATTTGGTAGGGTACGTTACATCTTAAATACCCATCCTTGCTGTCAGCTTTCGGGGAATTATCTCCTACCCAATAACCAATAACATATTCTGACGCCTTAATACTCAATCCCACTATTTTATTTTCTAACTTGGTAACTTGTTTCGCTGTTGCAATACCCGATTCATTCTTTACCCAAATATCATTTTTATTGGTAAAGATTAGAACTTGGTCGGTCAATTCCACGCCTCCAAAATTAGAGTAAACCCCCGGTTGTGCAGCCAAATAAAAAATATTTTGGTCGGGTGTTCCGGGGTTTGTATCGGGTGTTGCCATTCCGGCAAATGTAGCGTTGTCGCCTATATTGCTAACCAGCGACAACAACGTTTCCTGCAACACGTTCCCCGTAATTTCCTGCATGCCGTTTGCTTTGATAACGGCGGCAATTGCTGCTTTTAATTGTTTATAATTTCCCATAATTCGATAATTTAATTGTTTTTGAAATCATTATTGAAATCTCCGTTAAAATCTCCTTTATTGCTTATAATATAGCCACGTCCTATTTTCTTGACTACGGTATTTGTTTTAAACTCAATTTCCACGCTCGCTAAATCTCCCTGCGTTTGCCATTTAGGGGTAATTAAAAACGTGTCGCAATCGTATTCCCTGCCGTATTTATCCGTTATATGAATGTAATCAGCCATACGGATAAAACGCATAACGTCGCAAAGGAACTCCGGTGCCAATATCGTACATTTAAACGTTTTGACTGATATTTGTTTTTCCGGAAAAAAATACCCGTCCCGTTCTTCGCCATCTTCTTCAAATTCATAATCCGGTTTTCCCAACTCTGTACAAAAATACAAAGTATTTTTGAAATCCGGGTTTTTATATACTATTTGCCCGGCGTCAAATACCAAATTTTCTATATCCCACCATTGTATTTTTAAGTAACCGGAAACATCTTGTACAACCGTGAACATTTCAGAATACCATGTTTGCACGCCATCCGATAACGTCATATAATATATTCCGTCCAACTGATTTAATGGCATGGGTAAAATTGACGGGTACAATATAACATCATAACCCAACGTTTGAAACCGGAAAATCTGCAATCCGGTTTCTTCCATGTACCTTGTTATGTTTGCAACTCGCTTTCCGGTCTTTTCATACAATACCACTGACGTAACAGTATTTGACCGTGTGTTTCTTATTATCTGAAACGGCAACAATCTATCAGCCGGGGCAAATAACGGGTAAATTGCGCCGTATGCGTAACTTTTTCTATGGTTCTGTTCAATTATTGACGTGTACCACGGCAATACGCTTATATTGTTATTCTGTATCATATTTCAACGTTGCTTTAATGTTTCGACTACACAAATTTACGCTTAATTTATCAACTTGACCGTTACCGATATACGTTTTTATTAGTTGCATCGGGTTTGGGTCGTCATTTGCCGGAAAACTAAACGTTTGTTTCTTCTTTCTCTCAATACCGTATGCGTAAACCTCGGAACCGTTTATTGATACACTACGGGCGGGTAAATCATATAACCAATACGGGGATTGCAGATTGATAAACGCCAAATATCCGTTTTGCAAAATGTATTCGACCCCGTTAATAGTTTGGCGGGTAAATGGTAATATCCATTGCGACCCGGACGTTGGCGGAACGGCGGCAAACAAGGCGAACCCGTCCGAACTCATATTGCCGGGGTTTAACAACATCATATCAATATCGGACGTAAAGTTTGATATATTAATTTCCTCAACCTTTCCGGGCGTTACATACTTGCTTATTACTTGTATCGGCAACCCTTCAAATGCCGCCGTAACGTCGTCCATCCATTCAAATTGGTAACGTTCCGGCAAATCGACCTTATCAAACGAATATTCCGACGTGTTGAACGCCAACGGTTTCCCATTGCGCAAATTTAATTCCTTTGTCAAATCGTGGCTTAATATAGCCCCGCCGGAATAGGAACCGCCATTGCGGAAATATTGGATGTGTTCGATTTTAAATTTGCCGTCCTCAATGAACCAATAACATTTGAAACAATCCCGTAACATATTAGTAAATTGTTGTAATGTCGTCGGGGCTTTTTGTGCGGGTTGCTGATATTCGCCGTTTATAATGTTTGTTTTCTGCGATACAAACAACCGGAAATTCAACCCGGATATTGGATTGTTTCCGCCGTATAAAAATTGGCTATATTCCGCTGTCGCTTCGTGGGTTATACCGGGCGCAATCTGATTAAGCAAAACAGATATACAAGACGCAACCGGGAACGCATCCCGCAAAGTATACTCTTTCCTCGCTTTTTCCTCTAATAACCAATCCATCAAATAAAACCCAAACCACAACGACGCATAACGCCACGTCGACCGAGCAATTGGATAAAACGTTTGTCCGTATATGGAATAAGGCGGCGCAAAATACTTTCCGTTGTCCGCTAATCCCCACTCGGTCGGGGTGTCTGAAAAGTTGCTTGAGATAAACGCCACGTCAATTGCGTAACCAATCGCACGCCTATAATTACGGTTATTATCAACTATATCATCGGCGGGCAATGGATATGTATTTAAATCGTTGATTTTCTCCACATCGCACAAATACCGGGCATATATATTATAACTTTTCATATCGGCGTGCATTGTTCCGGTTGCCCCGGAACCCTCAACAGCGGTTAAATCAAACTTCAACGTATCAAAAGGCGACGTTGTAGACTTAGAGTAACGAAACATTGCCGTATCATCGGAGCGTTTGCGTATCTCGACTATAACAGCCCCAAACGGTAAACCGTCAATTCTTTGTTGTGAAATATAGATATAATAATTAACATTCAATTCCGGGTATAATTTCCCCTCGAAATTATTCGCACTTGCACCCGTTGCCATTCGTCCGGTATAAAGCCCGGATATTACCGCCGGGGAACCGTTGGACGTAATTTGTATTTCTTTCAATATATTGCACAAAGCAAAATGATAGGTTTGTACTAATGCGTTTTGGTCGGTCGTGGCGTTTGCGTCTTGTTCCCAATTCGTACCGCCCAAAAAACAAGAAACAACACTATCCCCCGGAACGTATATTTGAATTAATGGACGCTTGTTTATCGTTATCCGTTGGATTGTCGGGGCTAACGTTATTAAATTGTATTCCTTTTCCAATCCCGCCAACACGTCGTTATAATCGTCGATTGCGTCCGGTTGTACAACAACCTTTTTATCGTAATCGGTAAACGTGCAATCGGTTTTCATAAACTTGCCTTGAAAGTATTGGAACCATGTACGCCCGCCGTCGTCGCTCTTTTCAATGCAATACAAAAATTCATTGTCGAACGATTGACGGTTTATATAGTCGTAATCATCCCGGACAAAGGTAATTTTGCCGGATAATTTGGCACGATAAAACCGTTGGTTGGTTTCTAATTCGTACTCCTTTGCCAAATCGTCCTTATAAATCGGATGCACGGTTTGACCTTGTAAGACGTTCGGGGCGTCCAACGTTCCCAATCTCAACCATGCCGTCCCGTTGGCGTATTGCGCTTTGATTACATTAAACCGGATATATGCGGCATTGCTTGGTATGTCAAATTCCGTATTTGTGGCGGACGGGTCGCTCCCCCAACCGCCGATAATTTTTTTATTGCTATCGTAAAATGCGCCCCCGGATTGCGTGGTGAAATTCTGAAACAATTTGCGGGGGTACACATTCCCAACCGGGACAAAAGTACGGGTATAATAGAACTTTGTACTATTCCCGTTTATGTTCCCGGTTATGTGACTTATCGCCCCGTTCGCTAAAAACGCATTTACAAATGAATGTCTATAAATCGGGTTCATATCAATTTTTAATTTTACGTGTCAAATTCTTGTAAACCTCAATAACATTGCCGTTGCCATCGACGTAACGACGGCGGCGGTTTTGTTCCTTAATCTCCCTTACATCGTCTTTTAAATCCCGCAAATCCGGTGCGTTATTTTGTTGAACCGTTACATTAATGCCGTCGGTATTGTAGGCATTAAGGTACTTTTGGGGGAATGTTCCCCGGTTCAAACTATTTATTACGTCCGGGATTAAACGACGGAAACGGCGGGAATTACGTTTATTGATAACGGCGAAAAATTCCCCGCCCTCGGCACGCCTCCGGGTTCCATCCGGTTTGGTTCCTAAATCCACGTCGTCCCCGGATTGGTGGGAACCGCCCGCCAACAATTCAACCGTACCATCGCCGTAACTTTCCGAACCCTCGGCGTTGGCTGATTTGGATAATTGGGCGGCTTTGATTTTGGCGGCGGCAAAGGAACCCCACATAATAGCGATTGCCGGGATTGCGAACGGGAACCCCAATTGCGACCAAATCAAAGCGGACGCCGTTACAAGGTTTCCGATTTGTTGGATTGTCTGTATTGCCTGTTGTGCCTTTTGCGCTTTCTGTTGCTCTTTCAACGCCTTTTCTTGGTTCCGCTTTGCCAAATCCAACTCCTTTTGTGCCATAACCACGTTTGAGGCATAACCGTTCGCCCGTGCTTCCCTTTCGGCGTCCAACGTGCGTTGTGCGCTTTCAACCTCTTTGTCGGCGGCATTTACGGCGGCTTCGGCGGCTTGCAATTTCGCATCTAAAAATACCTGTAATTGCTCCATTGCAAAGGATACGGACGTACTTATTGCCTCCTTTTGGTCGTCGTCCAAATTAAGCCCAAACAAACCGTAAATGTCTGTTCCTCGTTCCTCTCCTTTTGACTGCTCAATTTCTTGGTCAATCTTTTTTATTGTGTTTTGAATTGTTTGTACTTTAACATCTGACAATTTATTGGCTGCTTGCTCGTTCAATTCTAATACCTTTTGCAAACGTTCCTTTTCTGCCTGCAAACGGAATTGGGTTTTCCGGGCTTCTGAATTTCTTAATAAATCAAATTCAGATTTCGCCAACGCTTGTTGTTGGTCAAACATCATTAATTGCGTTTGCAAATATTCGTCGGCAATTGCGCTTCCCTTAACGTCAAATCCGGCATTAATTACCTCGGCGTCCTGCTGTTGTCCGGTCGGCTTTTGCTCATTCTGCAGCAATGCTGTTTGTCTTTCATTCTCTAACAACTGCATACGCAATTGTCGTTCCTGCTCGCTTCCCTGCTTAACCGCTTGCAAACGTAATTCAATGCTTTCTTTCTGCAATGCCAATTCTTGCAACTGCCGTTCTTGCTCTATTTTCAACAACGCCTCTGTCTGCTGCTGTTCTAACGCCGTAATTGTTGCGTTTATCGCCTGCCGTCCGGTTTCGTTCAAATCCTTTTCGGTCTGTAATTGGTGTTGCAAATCCTCAATCTGTCGGGAATACTGATATTGCGTTTGCTGCCTACGCTTTGCCCATTCGTCGGTTTCCAACTGCAATTGTGCATCCTGCAATTTCCGGGTTGCCTCCAAATTCTTTTTATAAGCCGCTTCAATTTGCTTTGCTTGTTGTTCTGCTGCCTTTTCCGCATCGCTTTTACCCCTTGGCGTTACGGTTGGGTTCTGTGTCGTTACGGGCTTATTGTCTGTTTGTGGCGTCGGGGTATCTCCAACAGAAACCGGGATTGTTAACGGTTTTATTTTCTTTTGCATACCCTCCAAACCCTCTTGGAAATTTTCTGTTATGTCTTTAACTTGGGCTTTAACCAAATTTCCGTACGCTGCTGCATAATCTGCCAATCCTTTTTTTACGTCGTCAAAATCTAACGTAAACGCCCCCTTTAATGCGGTTCCGGTTGCTTTGACTATATCAATAAAGAATCCAAACAAATTTCCCAACGTATCAAATGTTGTTTTGAATCCGGCAACAATCCCATTCCAAATTGCACGTATCAAAACACTTTCATTGTATAACTCAATCAAGTAATTGACAACATCAATAACCCCTTTTATTATCGCCGTCAATCCTTGGTTAACAAAAACTTTTGCCTGCGTTGTCAACGTTTCAAAATTTCCTCCGGTTGCGTCAAACAATCCGGATAATGCGTTTTGCAACTCAATTTGGCTTTGCAATTGTTCCTCCTGCAATTGCGCCAAAACTCCGGCTTTCCCTTTTACTTCATCCATGTTTGTTGAAATATCTTTCAACGTGCGCAAATACTGCAATCCGGCGTCCTCTCCGGGACCCCCGAATATATCTGCAATTGCAGCCCCGACCGTTGCCGCATTATCCGGCAATTCTGCCAATTTTGCGGAAACGTCTTGTATAACATCGAACGTTGTTTTGGTTCCGGTCTGCAAATCTTTTTGAACTTGTTCCGACGAAATACCGATACCGTCCAAAGCCGCCGCCGTCGCCGTCGTCATTTCACGCAAACGCAAATTTGCCTCCTTAATTGCGTCAACGCCTTTGTCCGAAAAGATACCCATTTTGTTTGTTTGGGCTACAATCGCAACAAATTGGTCTGCTGATATTCCAGCCTCTTTGAAATATGCCGGGTATTCTTTCAACGTGTCTAAAAATTCCCCGTTCGCATCGGCTCCGGACAAAAAACCATCCTTAACCAACTGCAATGCCTCATTTGCAGAAATACCAAATTGTTTTGATAATGCGTTTGTTGCAATCAATGTTTCCCGGAAATCTGCGCCGAACGAATCTGCGACGGCTTGCACCTCGTTTCTAAACGCTTTCAAATCATCGCCGCTTTTCCCGGTAAATTGTTGCGTCAACCTTGTTGCCTCAACTAATCCGGCGTTGTAATCGTACCACCATTTGAACGCCGCACCAGCCGCCGCAATCCCGGAAATTGCCAAAAATACGGGATTTGAAAGTAAACCCAACAAAGTTTTCCCCAACGCCTTTGCGCCATCGCCTATTGCTGTAAATACTTCTTTGCTTTCTGCGCCTCCCCGACCTAACGCCAAAAGGCTCTCGCCAAATGAATTGTTAAGCCCCAACGTTTCTTTTAATTTGTCGCCATACGCAATTATTGCGTCGGACGCCTCCGTATAATTACCAACGTTCAATTGATATTTCCCGGTTGCCTCCTGCAAACGCTTCATTTCTTCGTATATTTCCCGTGTCTGCTCAACCAACTTGCGCCCCTCCTCGGTATTTTCTCGCTCGGCTTTCGTCATGTTGTTCAGATAGATTTTATTTAACGAATATTGCGCCGACAACTTGTTATAACTGCCCTCGGCTGACTGATTGATTTTTACAATCAATTTGTTTATTTGGTTGGCTTCCTGCTGTGCCAATTTCAACTCCGCCAACTTCTTTGCGTTCTCACTTTCCGCAAACGCCAAATCACGTTGCGCACGTGCCAAACGTTCCGCATCGTCTGCGGCTTTCTTGGTTGTGTTCCTGCCATCCTCGGTTGCCCCGGAAACCTTTTGCAGAACTGCCGCCAACTGAATTGCTTCCGCCCTAATATTTTTCAACGCATTTGTATATGTGTCTGAAAGTTCATCCAATTGCTTTATCAAATCAGTAATCGAATTATCGGGGCTTACCAAATCAGAATATTTAATTGGGTTGTTGTTGTCTGCCATATATCCGACTAATTTATTTTGTTATTTACGGGCAATTTGCCCCACAATCAATTTTCTTTTCTCAAATGTATAATTTACCGCATTGAAATAAAAACGCCTTAAATCGCCTTATTTTGGCGTTTTTTGCCTGCTTGCTTTTTTTGCTTGCTCTTTTATATACTCAAATGCGTTGTAATATTCCAAAACGGTAAACGATTTTGGGTTTACGTGCAAATGTTGGGACAACATCAAACACATATTTTCAAACTGCTTGTCGTATTGTATTTCCACGCTATCCGACCCGCTAAACGATTTGGGTTTTGTATAAGTCAACAACAACGTCGTAATATGGTCTATTTCTTCCCGTTTGTCGCTTTCGTCCCCCTGTATTATCGTATCCAACATTAACATCGTGCGTTGCTTCAGTTGGTCGTAATACTCTTTAATCGTGGCGTCGTCGAATAGTTTAGGAAAATACAATTGCAATTCTTCATCTATTTTTTTTTTGACCGCTTCCAATTGGGCGGTCAACTCGGCGTTCGGCGCATTGGCGAATAAATCCAATACCTTTTGCAAACCGTCCGCCGTCATATCGTTGTATTCGGTTCCGTCCACTGACTTAACCAAACAGGCAAACGCCAAATACTTTGGCGATATGGCGGATTGGACGAAATAAACGTTTTGCCGCAAATTATCCAATTCCTTTTCCGCCAAATCCGGCTTTTCCTTTCGGATAAACCGGATTGCCTTTTCAATATGCGCATCCCAATCGTTCAAATCCGACCCAACCCCGGCGTCGATAAGCAACATTTTGTTATATGCGTGAAATCGCAAAATCGGCAATTCGTCGATACTGTCGTACAACACAACCGCCCGTTCCCCTATCTTTGTCGTTTTCATAAGAGTATGCGGGTTATGACTGTTGAACAAAACGGAACCAATAACAATGCCGGGTTCCCGGTGCATATAGCAAACAGGACGGACAAAACGACCCCCGCCCACCATGATAAGCAAAAGCCGCAATTGAACATCTTAACAAAAAAGTCGTTGCCGTGAACTTGGACGTACTCAATAACGCCCCACTTTTTTAACAGGGTCAACAGGAACGCCGCCACGGTTGCCACGACCAAAACCCAAATAATGAAAGTTACCATATCGTTAAATGTTACAAGGTTGATTAACTGACAATACACCCTCAAAGCGAAAACCGCCGAACGGGTGCATTAAAAATTGATTATCTATTTCGTCCAACGTAAACCCACGGTACACGTTTTCCGCCAACTCATAAATCCGGTTTATTACAATCGTCCCGTCTTTCAGCCAAAAACCGCCATTTAGGACGGTCAATATTTCGTTCTTCAATGCCTCGGTATTCCGGTTGTTGAGTTGACCGGGGTAAACCTTGCGCAAATCGAACCAAACAATAAGGGAAAACGGGGCTTTAATCTCGCTTTGCTCTTTGGGAACCCAACCGACCGTTTGCGGGTCGTCTATCCAAAAGAACGAAAAATTGCCAATATTGGCATCCGGGGAAACGTCGATATAATCATTGTCGCCTCTCCATTCCGTCCCGCCCGCATATACGTTCGGGGTATAATAGCGTTTGCCCTGTATCACTTTGGCGATACGTTGCGCCCGACCAAATGCGACGTCCAACCAATCGACGTTATCCATTAACCCGGTTTGTATGTTCCCCAAAACCCGGTCGATTAAAACCGGGTTGGGAATTATAGGGGTTGTTCTCTTATTCGTTGCCATATAATACGTTTTTTGCTTTCTTCATTAAGTCCGGGAATATATATTGCCAAATCAACGCCGCAATATTTTCGTCCGTCAATCCCAATATTTGCCGCCCGTACTTTTTTATTAAGTCCTCCGTTTTGAAATCCGACGCTTTTATTTCAAACTGTTTGTCGCCGACTTCCAAAAAAAACGACGCTTCAAAATCCCCGGTATCCCATAACGTTACCCGGTTTGTCGGTTGTCCCTTTTCCTCCTTTATGGCTATCGTCAACGGCGAATACGGGGCGTAATCCATAATATCCACGCCCAAACGGTTAATACCTTGTTCAAACAATTGTTCCTCGGCATTCATATCAACAATATAGGCGTCATTGTCCCAAATGATTTGTTGAATGTATGCGCCGGACGATAACCCGTTGTTGAACGTGGCAACCCGGTTGCGTAAATCCTGTATTGACTTTAACCCCGCCATAATCTTACGTTGTCCGGTATTTTACACCGTGGTTATTACAAGTAAGGCAAATACGGTCGATACCCTGCGTATCCAACCGCAACGCCTCGTATGCTTTTTTAAGGTCATAACCCAAACCGCCGGGGCGGCCCTCAACGTTGCCGTCCAATTCGTAAAGAATTTCCAACCGGGTTGCGTTTACTTGGTTCCGGTTTACCTTAACATCGGGGTTCATTGCCAACGTGCGCAACATGATTGCGGCGACCTGTCGTTGGATAACCGTTTGGAAAATCTGCCTTTCCTTAATGATAAAATCCGTTAGGTCGCAACCAACGGTTATTTCGCAATTCAACCCGTAATTCTGCGTATTGGTGTACATCGTCAACGCAATATCCCACAACTCCGGGTATTCGTCGAATGTTTCCGGGGCGTTCATCATAAACGGGGATACCTGTAAATACTTGGTTATTTCCCGCCAACGCTCCAAATCAACGTAACCCGTACACGTCCCGCACGGCTCCCGGCTCCAATCCTTTGTCATGTTAATTGCCTGCATCCCGGCGGGCAAATCGTTTTGGTTGTAACAAAGGAACCACGACCCCCCGGCGTTGTTTCCGGTACTGATATACGGCAAATAACAATCTTTCAACGGGAACCATTGAAAACCGCCGTTTGTCTGCGTAAAATTCAAATCAAACGTCTTTATCGGGTCAATTTGGGACGAATGGAAAAGATACATACGAACAACCCCGGTTGCGCCCGTCATTTGCAACCCGATTTGCTCGATTTTCATTGTTACGCCCATAGAACGAACCGGGACAATTTCAAACCCTACTAATTTATGATTATTCGGCAACGTCGCCCGGATACGTCCCGCACCGTCAAAGAACGTGCGCCGCTCCAATAGGTTCTTTGTTTCCTTATCCAATCCCTTTATTTGCGTGAATGTTTGTACCATTTGAGCAATACCGTTACGGGTCAAACGCTCCAAATAATCGGAAATGAAATTGTATGGTTGCCAATATGGGTTGCCGTAATCGTCGTTGTAATCGTCGTTAAAATCGCTTTCGGTCGGTTCCTCGTTTTGGTTGTCCCGTGCCGCAATCCAAACTTTGTTGTTGTGGCGAACCTTTTCCCCGGCTTTGTATTCCTTTATCATATTCCAAACCGGATATTGAAAAACGAAATCATCCGGGACGATTGCCCGGACATTCTCCAAAGTAACAAGGGGGTGCGCACCTTGAAACGTCAAACCGCTTTCCGTCTGCGTTAAATTGTCGTCTATCGCCTTTGCCGGGTCGTATGATTGTTCCCACCCGACGACGTGCAATAATGCGTCCTGTATTTCTTTAAGTCTATACATAAGCCCAAATATAACCGCCGCAAGTCTTTTTTATTCCCTTGCAACATTTAATAATATTACTATCATTCAAACCCGTTTCCCGTTGTGCATCTTTTACGGATAAAAAGGTTTTTATTAAATCGCCACAAGCGGAATACATCGCAATTTCTTTCGCTCGTTGGTGCAATCCGCCTAATCGCCCCGTCATATATACGCCAATCTTTTTATGTAAGCGGGATTTTGTTATTGGATTATTACAATTTTCTTTTGCTGTCACCCAACGCAAGTTGTCCGCATGGTTATTGGCTCGGTCGCCGTCGATATGGTCAACACATGGTTTGTTTTCGGGATTGGGGACAAAAGCCGCCGCAACTAAACGATGAACGTTTATTGTTTTACGAATACCATTACATAACACTACAATGTTATAGCCCTGTTTATTTGGAACTATTTTAAGCAATTTTGTTTTATTGCGTATATTTCCGAAATTACTTATTTCGTAATTAGGGAAATCGTTTATTACTTTCCAAGTCTCCATATCAATGAATTAAAAAGGGGGCGGGGATAACCACCCCGTCCCCTCGGTTTAACAATTCGTTATGCTCCGGCGTTATACGCTCGCACCTCCGGCGGGAAATCCCGCTGCGTTGGTTACATATACGGGCATACCCAACGGCTCGTTCGGATTGCGGGCGGCAATCTCGGCTTTGATAATCGGGTTTGCCACGGTCTTCGGGTTGCTGTTGTAAGCAACCATATACGCCACGTCAACGGAAAATCCGAAATACTCCTTAACGGCGCACGTCAAATCGGCGGTTGCGTCGCCCATAATTGCGGACTGGTCGCCAACGGCGGTGTAATAGTGCGAACCAACGGGCAAATCAATGTACGGCAAACGTACAACGTCCCATTCGTGGAAATTCGCACGGGTGCGGCGCAATGCCTCACGGTCAACACGGGTAAGGATACCAACATTACCGTCAGCAACGGCAAACATGGTTCCCATTTTGCCCGCTTCGTCGGTTACGTTGTTCGTGTAGTGCAAAACCTTGTTGTCGTACTCCATGCGCTTGTTTACGTCGTTGTAAACGCCATGTTGCGCAAGTTTACGGATAAGGCTATCAACCCCGGCGTTGGCGATAATGTGGATATATTCCGGGTAACAGTTAGCCCGCATAATCGGGTTAATATCGCCCAAAATCTCGGTCGCCATTTGGGTTGGAACCTGTACCACATTGCCCGACTCCGTGTAATTAAGCAACGTTTTGAACACCTGTGTTTTGTTTGCCTCCAATGCGGCAACGGCTCCGACGTCCAATTTGTCCGCCAAAGCCCGGCAAGTCTTTTCCATTTTGCGCAAAAAGTCGTGTTCGTAGGAAATTTCGTTGTTCATATAGGCGGCGGGAACCATTGTAAAGCCAATGGCATAAGTCGCCCAAACAACCGTTACCAATGCGGACGTATTTTCATCGTCAGCGATAACGCACGAACGGACATTGCTAACCTGTACATCGCCGTCGTAATTGATAACGGGTACTTGTACCGTGTTACCAATAGACGCAAACGCACGGTCACGCAAATTGGGGTTAATGATTGAGGACGGGGCGTTGGTTTGCTCAATGAAAAAATCCAATGCGCCATACTCATACGGGCGGGTCATATTACGGTCTAATTCCGGGTTCTCAATCCGCCAATTCTGCAATCTTGTTGCTACTAATGACATAATGTTAAAATTTAATTGTTATTAAATGCGGGTTTACCCTTTACCCGTGATTGTTTACTTTTCCGGCAATGCGGCAATATTGTTGTCCTGCCATGCCTGTTTCATTGCGGCGTCGAACTTTTCGGAACCCGCCGTTAAGCCCTGCGCCATAAGGTTTGCGGCGATTGCTTCGTAAGCCTCGACACGGGTTTTTGCGCCCGTTACGTCAATGGTTGTTCCGCTACCACCGCCGGAACCGCCCCCCGGTGGAACCGTTCCGCCGCCTCCGGCTTGGCGTCCTTTATCCAAAATACCCATTGTATCCAATTCCTTTGCCAACAGGTCGCCGGGGGTGTACGGGTTCAACTGATTGTTCGGGTTACGCATAATTGCGCCGCTTTCGTCCTTAAAAGCAATGATTTTGCCGCCTTTGCCGTCGTCGATATATTCGGGGTTCATACCCTTGATTTTGTCGATTGCTTGCGCCAACAAAACCTTTGTTGCGCTTTCGGGCAATCCCGGTTTGAATTTCAACCCGGCGGTTGCCGCCTGCAATGCGCCCTCGATACGGACGCCGAATAATTCCGTTTGGAATTTCTTTTCGGCTTCATCGTACTTCTTTTTGAGGTCGTTAAACTGCGTTGTTACCGCCGTTAAATCGGCTTTCGCCTGTTTCAAAGCCTTTGCGGTTTCCGCATCGCTCGCACCGTCGGCAATTGCCTTTTCCAAACGTGCCTTTTCTTTCGTCAGACTGTCTATTTGGGTTTGCAATGCGCTTGCGCTTTCCGCTTTGGTTTTGAACTCGGCGACCACACGTTTTGCGTAATCAAACGTCTTTTCGGTTCCGTTCTTTGCGATACCGGACGCCGCCAAAATATAGGCATCCAATCCGCCGTAAATTTCGCCCGTCTTTTTGGCGATAACGCTATTTTCGTCGTTGGCGGACAATGTTGTAATTGCCGCAATTTGTTCGTCGGTTAATCCGGCTAATGCCGCATTTGCAATTAAAATTTCTCTCGTTAACATAATTCTTTCCCTTTGAATTAATTAAGTGCGATTGCTGCTACTGCTCCGCTGTTTGCGTTAATAATATGAATTGTGTATTTTGGCGAATCCCCGGTTGTGTCAACCAACCAACTAACAACACGGGCATGGCTGATTTTCTTTTCAACCTCTTTTGTTACCAAAATTACGTCGGTAATTGTTCCGCCCTCAATACATTCAATCAACTTTTTCTTTGTTGCGCCATCCAATGCGGCGGCGGTTGTTGTTACTTCAATAACCAAATTGTCCTGCTGTGCAATCTGTGCCATAATCGTATTTTTAATAGTTTAATACTCTGTTACTTTTTCGCTCCGGGTTTGTCCTCAGCTTCTGCCTTTGCCTTTGCATCGGCTTTGGTTTCTTTGGCGGGTTCCGCCGGGATAACTCCCGCCGCTTTCAATTCCGCCAAAATTTCAGCCTTTAACGCCGCTTTTTCCTCGGCTTTGGCTTTCGCCTCGGCTTCTGCCTTTGCCTTTGCATCGGCGGCGGCTTTTTCCTCGGCGGCTTTCTGCTGTGCGGCGGTTCGTGCCGCTTTTTCCTCGGCTTGCGCCTTGACGTACTCGTTGGGGTCGTGCAATACGGTAATCGTGTAACCCTGTTTTTTCAGTGCGTCCAAAATGCCGTTTTCAAAGGACTTTTTGCCGAACTTTTGGATACGGGGAACGGATAAGCGTTTGCCCGTTTCGCTGTCAAACTTGCGCACCTCAATAACGCAATGATACAAATGTTGTTCGTTGCTCGGTACAATGTAGTTTTCGGGGGTGACGTCGGTAATTGCGACGTCCTTTGTTTTACCCTCAGTTGCTGTTTTTACGTGCATACTCGTTAAATTTACTTGTTATTACTGAAATCTTTTGGTCGAATGGTATTTGCGTTCCAAACTCCAAAATGTTTGTATTCTCCCGTTCAAACCTGCGGACAAAGTTAGCGAAATTCAACTTTATACGCAATTCATTCTCCGGGATTAAGTTACGCCCGTACAAATCCAATACCTCGTTCCGGGTCAAATGGCGGTACGGCTCCAACTCTGCCAATATCAACATACGTTGCAATTGGGTTGGGTTGTTCCGGTACTCCGTTTCGATAATCTGATTTTGTAGGGCGTCCAATTCTGCCTCACTTGCGCCGCTTTCCTTTGCCGACTTGTAACGGTTCCGCAACTCGCTTGCGTCGTACAAATAGAACTCCGTGCCGTAATTGACTTTTGCAGATACGAACATATTGCCGTATCGCAATCGGCAAACCGTTTCATCGACGAACTGTTGGGCGGCTTCAAAGCCTTTTTTCACTCGGTTTAATACCGTGCTTTGGCTCTCAAATGCGGCTTTAACCTGTTGTTCGTTGAATGCCTCCCGTTGGGTTACTTCCTCGTTTTGTCCGACGACGGCGGTAATAATATTTTCCCGCAATCGCTTTTCTTCCTCAACGTTGTAATCCAAACTTGTACGGTCAACGGTCAACATTTGTACCGGGTTCCGCAAATCGGGTTGTTTGTCCCCGTCCGGTATCGGTATTTCAACAAAGGAACCCGCCCCGGTAATCCGTTTGTCGCCGCACTTGGGGCAACGCATCAATAACCCGGCTTGGTCTAACCTGTAATACCCTTGTTTGTCTTTCAAAAATCCACCGTCGCAATAATCGCCGTTTTCGGCGTTTGTAAAGTCGCACGATTGTTCGTAACCGGAATATATCGGGTACGCCCCGTACATATCCAAATGCCGCTTCGATATATGGAAAAACAAAAACCAATCCAACGCCTCCAATTCTTTTGTTAGCGGGGATTGTTTAACGTCCGGTTCTCGCAAATTCATTGGCTCATTCCAAAAGAAACGGGCGGGGCAATAGCGCAAATCGTGTGGGTTATCAACCAATAATTCGCCTATGTTGCCGCCGTCGTCCTCTGCAAATACTCGGTATCGTTCATCGTCAATAACTGCAATACGTTTATCGGGTTGGCGGAAAATTATCCAATCCATAACCCCGGTTGTCCGGTTTGCCTCAAAGGTTATGACGCTTTCGATAGGTAGCCAATAAAAATACGGGGTCGGGTATCGGTCGGCGGGGTTTTGCTCGGCGGGCAAATCAACTATTAAGACGCTGTTTATTTCCGTCTTGAAAAACTCCCAACCTTTCGTACTCCAAATTTCCGGCTCCTTTAATACATCTTGGCGGTAATACTCCCAATCGTCCCGTTGTTCCGTGTTTTGGAATTGATAGTTGAACGCCGGGTTACGACCGTCGAAAATACGGCTTAACTTATCAAAACAAATGCCCGTTACCTCGTTGGTACGAACGGGGTAACGGAACAATGTTTTGAAGATTTTGAATTTATCGTGCGGGATAAGATTTTGAACCCATGCCAAAAAGTCGGTCGTGGGTAAACACATTAAGGGCGTTACGTTGGTTTGGGCGTGAAATTTAATGCGGTTTTGGTGTATGACCGCTTTATTTATCGTCGCCTTTTTCCTCGGTTCCGTTATTTCCTTTCGTATGCGTTTTATATCTAATCCCATTTTCTTTGCTAAATTCAAAAGGTGTTTTTTCGGGCAACTGCCAACCGCCATTGTTAGGCATCCGTAACAGGCGTTCGGCGTGGTTAATCTCAAATTCTTCAATCGTGTTAAGGGTCGGACACTCCAACACGACCTTTGTAACTTTCGCCGTCATTACTCTTATGCGGGTTTCAAATCCGTAAGCGGGTTAAACGCCGGGGCAACAATCGCCAAATCGTCCGACCAATTCGGCAAAAACGACCATTGTATTGCGTTGCTGTCCGGGGCTTCCAATCCGCCCAACGTCTTATCGCCGATAAACAACGAACGTATCGGTATCGGGTAATATGTACCGTCTGTACTCCCCTTGATTGCGCCGATTGCGCCGTTTTCGTCGAAAATGAAGATACCCAAATTGTCGCCCCAATTTTCGCATTGCATTTCCTTTAATGCCTTGATAACCGCTTGCGGGGCTTTGCGAATAACTCCGGTAAACGGGGTCGGTTCACGTCCAATAATTTCTTCTACGCCTCCCAACGTTTCGTTACCGCCTCCAAAGGTGCGGGCGGCTCCCGCCTCGGCGGTCGGGGCTTGGATATACGGCGAAACAACTACTTTCGTGCTATCCTCCGCCGATAACAGGGGCGTCCACGACGCTAACGCCGTAATCGCTTTTTCACTCGTAAAACTGTTTTTGCTTCCGTCGTCTTTCATAAGACGTTGAAAAGCCACTTTTTGAACCTGTCCGAAACTTTCCGAACACTTAATTGCGGGTACATCGGGCAACGCCGTCCCCGCCGGACATTTACAAATCATACTTCTTTGTTTTTAACGTTAAAAATATTGTTACTTTCTCCGGGGCTGTCCCTTTGCCCCCTTGTTTCGGTTACAAAGTTATAAACTTTTTCCCGGATAATCTTGCATATCTCGAAAATATTGTTAATTGCGTCGTCTTACGCCTCGGTTTGCGTGTGCGTATGGCTGTATATTGCCGTCCGCAATCTCCTTTTCATATATCCCGGTCAATCCGTCCTCCGGGTCGTCGTGCGTGTTGGCTCCGAAATTGCGCAAAAATCCGGTTACATGGTCGTAAACGGCTTTGTACCGGGTTTCCCACCCGAACGGCATAATTATATGTTGATTAACCATTGCGGACGCTGTTATTATCCGGCTTTCCTTGTTGCCCCCTTGATAAAACGGCTCTGTAATCGCCCGGACTTTCTTTTTAATAACTTTCTCATAACCCGCACCGCCGTTGTTGCTCTCAACCCACGCTTTTTGCGTCCCGTTACGGTTAATCATCGCCGGGACGGTTACGGTTGTAACGTCCGTGTTTTCGTCCGTCATTTCCATATCTGTAATAAGGGCAAACAATATCGGCTCCATGCGCTTTGTTTTCTCGTTGAAAAACAGATTGTCGGACTTATACACGTCATACGTTGCGGCAAACAACAGGTCGTCGCCCTCATCGGCAACGTCAATGTATGCGCCGGAACGAATGTACGTGCCGTAATCGGATTTTTCGACCCACGTTTTGAAAGGTTGGTACAATCGACCCTCGGCGGAACCGGGGTTGCCTTGATACAGGCATTGAAATTGCACCGGGTCTAATGCCTTTTGCGCTTCCAACTTTTGCTTACTGTGTCGGCTTTCCCATAATGCCGCCCCCGGTTCCCGTGGGTCTATCTCGGTCGGTTCCCCGGTTTTCAACCCCTCAAAGTTTATGCGCACCCACGCCCCCGGCGTTACGTCCTCCAAATCCGCCCAACACTTAACATCAATAATCGTTTCGCCGCTATTTTCAATGCGCCCTATCAAATCGTCGTCGTGCCAACGGGTAAATACAATCAATTCTTGACTATCGTTGTGTAAACGGGTGCGTACAACGGTCGTGTACCATTTCCACGCCGCCGCCCGTACTATCGGGCTGTTACCCTCGGCGTAATCTTTATACACGTCGTCCAATATCGAAACGTCCACGGTTTTAGACGTCAGCGAACCGCCACGACCGACGACACGCAACGACCCCTTACGCCCGACCATTTCGATAACATCGGAATTGCGCAAATAGGTATTCGCCATTGTTACGACGTTCGTCCCATTTAAGTACGTGCCGGGGAATAATTCACGATACCGGGGCGTGTCGATTATTCGTTGAACGTCCCGGTTAAAATCCCGTGCGATTGTCGCCGCATACGAACCGATACATATTTTGCGGTCGGGGTCTAACCCCAACATAAATGCGGGTAATTTGCGGCTTGACCCCTCCGATTTGCCATGTTGCGGCGGCTGTTGTACAATCATCTTTCGTATTTTGCCATGCGCAAACATATCCAACAGGGTATAATATACAACATGAAACGGTTCCAATACCAAATCCGGTTGCATATACCGGGCAAAGTTTATCAGCCTATTGCGTGACGCCGCTTTTACTAATTCCCCGGGATTGTTTTTTAGTGCGGCGTACATTTTAAGTAATTGTTCTTTATCCATTTTGTTTAATTCTTAAAAATATACCATATATTTTTGTCTTACCCCCGTATTTTTTCTGACTTAAAAACCGGAAATCTTAAAAAACAACCAATTTAATGTTTCATTTTCCATTTGTCGCACGCTTTTTCCGAACGTATTATACTGCGATTTTCGACAAACGGGCATTTTAAACAAATTGGGTTCCCGTCCATATCCAAATTTGAATGGTCGTAATAATATTTACCCCAACCACAATTCCCGCACGTGTGTACGGGTTTCGGTTCATCTTTTTTCTTGATATTATTCTTTGTTGTTCGTACCATCGTCAATTACTCCTTTTTCTGCTAATTGTTTTTTATATTCTGCTGTTTGCAATTTATCGGCGACCGCAAACAATAGGTCGTCCGGGATTGCTGATACATCGTATTTCGGTGCATCGCCATTTATACTTTCTTTTATTCCCGGTATATCAACTTTTATTGGCGCATCAAATCCCAACATCTTTGCCCGGCGTTGCTGAATGTTCAACAACAAATCCAAAAACCGGGGATTGCCCGCCGACGTTTCAACGGTCGTTTCGTCATACCCGTAATATTCCGGGTCGCCGTCGGTCGCATCCGTTTTGATAGGACGCCCCCGGTTGGTTTTCTCTTTGGTGCGCTGCTTTCCGGTTTTGGATACCTCCCACGCCTCCCATGCTTGTTGCTCCATTTTATCCAACTTGCGCAATTCCTGCGTAACATATTCGTCGATTGTTTCCAACCGTTCCCGCTTCCATTCGATAAGGCATTGTTGCAAATCGTAATAAACCATTTGAAACGAAATTGTATAACCAACGCCACGGGCGGACAAATCCCGGTTCAATGCGTCGGCAATTTCTCGATACGAATAACCACGCAAAAACAAGTCGGCGCAAAACCGTACATCGTAAATCCTTTGTTCCTCGGAACGTTTGTTGTATCCGTGGGGCTTTCGCCCTTTGTTCAATTTTTCCATCGTCTAACCTATTTTAATGTCAAACAGGGGTCAAAATCTGCCTTTTACGCCTTTTCGTCCTTTGGCTTGGTTCCTTATCGGCTCCTTTGCCTTTGTTCTTTCGTTCCGGGCTTTATCCTTTCCCCTGTTTACCTCCTTAAAACGTTGCTTACCCTTTGCAAGTTATTTGCACGGAATTTCCATTTTAAGAGGCTTTATTGTCTTAACCAATACTTTCTATATCTCGGCGGTTATCTTTTAACCACGGGGCAAATTTACGGCTTTTTCGCCGCATTGCCAACCGTTTGTTCTCTCTCACATATAAACGGCAAAACCCCGGCTTTGTTTTCCGGGGCTTTCGCCTGTTATCTGCTTACTTCAACCACGGCGTCCGGGTACTCTTTGCAAGCCGCTAAATACTTTTCTAACCACGGGACAAAATTTTTGTATGTCCCCCAACCGTTAGGGCTGTTGAATTGCTCGTAATATTCCGGTCGGGCTTTCATATCCGCAATTGCCTTTTCCAATGGTTCAATCAATTGTTCGGCGGTCGTTATTCCGTTTTCCTCCGGTCGCCATACAATCCCATATATTCCGGCGGCATTTGCCATTTCTCCCAAATTATGCGTAATGTTCGCATCATATACGGAATAATTCGGGAAATAATGTTGTCCGTACTCACTACAAACACTTTGTTCGTCTGCTTTCCTGTTTAATGATACATCTAAACTCATCTAATACCTCCTTTCGTATTTACCGCACGAACAACGAAAATGCGGTGGGTTCCACGGGGGTTGGTGTATTCCGTTCCCCCTTTTATCATCTTCAACGCCAAACATACCGGGGCGGGTTTCCCATTAACCGGAAATTCCGGGTTGAAATATCGATACGTCCCGCATCTCTTTTCGGGCTTCGATTGTCCGGGGCAATTACTCTTTCCCATTGTTGCCCCCTTTCCTTTTGTTCTTTGCCCGCGTTTATCCCGTGGGTTCCTTTTCGGCATTTCGACCCGGTGTATTTCTACTTTGGAACCGGGGAACATCTTGCCGAAAAATTCCGCCATTGCTCGCACCTCCTTTGGGACGTCGAACGCCTCCGGCTTCTTATGCTCCGGGCAAATCCCCCGAACCGGGCAATTGTCGCAATCCTCATTCCGCACAACCTCGCCCGGCTTATCGGCTTCTTTGAACCCGTGCCAATTGTCCCTCCGTGCGGACGCTTCGGCGAAATTCTCCATTGCTTCAACTGCTACTTCCGCCAATATGTAATCCGGGGTATCGTTAAAATGCGCCTCCAAAGAATTACGGTTGATAACCTCGGCAATCTCTTTCAAAAATTTTTCTCTTTTGTTCATCGCTTTATTGATTTTTGGGTTTGTACTCTTGGCACGGCATAACGCCGCACGATTGTTCGCATTTGAACGCCTCGCAATAACCGTTCCCGTTGACGTCCTCGTTTGTAAAGTTGGCGCAATTCCCGCATCCCTTATCGCCGGGTTCTTTCGGTACGCTTACGCCTTTCGGCTCAAACTCCCGGTTAAACTCTCTTTCCGGGCGGGTTGTCAATCGTCCGTCCGGTTCCCGGACAATGTAGTACGTTTCCGGGGCGTCAATGAAAATGCCGTTGCCGTCCGGGAACGAATAAACCGCCCGCCCGTTTGGGGTTCTCGGTATCGTCATGGTTCCGCCTCCGGTAAATCTCAACAGGTCGTCCAAATTGGCCCGGCGTACCTGTATTGCGTCAACTTCTAACAACGTGCGGCAATATCGGGTTCCCGCCGTGGCGTCCGGCTCAACTAACCGGGTGCGGATTTGTTCCGGGTATTCCGTCGGGTCGTACTCGACGTTGAAAACAACGGCGGCGTCTAACGTGTGGGTAACTAACAAGCGTTTCCCCAATCGTCCGGCGACAGCCTGTTTTAGTGCTTCAATTGCGTTTCCCTGTATCTCGGTTGTGTCAACCGTGATTTCGTAACGGTCGGGTTTTTCCTCGACTTCCGGTTGGCTTTTGGCAATATCGCCAATCATAACCAACAATTCCGCATCAAACGGGTTTAATTTACTTTCTGCCATCGCTCTAATTTTTTATTCGTTCTTACTGTTTTCGGATATGCCAACCGCCAAAATATCGTTTTTCGGTCGGTTCTGTTGTACTTATCGCATTGCCTACCTATTCCGGGGCAATCTTCCCTTTGGATTTTGCAGCGAACGCAACGTTGCGTAAATATTGCGGGGTTGTTGTTGGCTAATCGTGCATCCGCTGCCGTCCATATCTCGGCAATCAATACCATACCCCGGTAAACGCAACGTTCGCCGGGGTTGTACTCTCTGTTTGGGTCGAACGGTTCGGGTTGCTTAACTCTCATTCTTTGCCCGCTTCGTTTACATAGCCAAACAATGCGTCCAAATCGTCCTTTGCGCCTTTTACGCAAATTCGTACCCTATCGCCCCCGGCTAATGCGATTTCGACAATCTCACAATTATACCGGGGGGCGTTTATCTGTATCATTGCCGCCGTGGTATTCGTTACAAACTCGTTTCTTTCTTCCATGCTCTCGGTTTTTTGTAGTAAATAAAATGTTTCCGTTGGTTCGTTCTCGCTTTGACACGCCCCCAACAAAAGCGTTGCCAAAGATAACAATAAAATCTTTGCTTTCATCGTTTTACCTTTCTTTTAATCCATATAAACCGTATGCCAATGCCGACAAACAATATTTTCGCCTCAATATCAACATAACGGTCGTAACCGTTTATTGCATCAATGGATACCCCAAATTGCCAACTATGATATTGCCAATACTCACGGGCGTAAACATAGACGCCGACCCGTCCGATATGAAACCCAATTTGCGCCGTATGTACGTCGCCATTGTTGCGGATAATTCCAACCTGTTTTTTACTCATATCTCCAAATATATTTTTTATAATGTTTTAAACGTCCCTTACAGCAACTAATAATATTTCCATGATTAAAACCGCATCTTTGCGCATCATGTATGCAATCCCATTTCTTTATAAAATTACCCTCTAAATCATATTGATAAACGGGTTTTGCATTGTGATTATCTTTTCCGGTTTTCTTAAACCATGTATTTACTTTCTTCATGGTTTCACGTTTATTATTAATTGCTTTTTGATAATTCAAATTTTGCTTTCTCGTACACCAACGTAAATTAGTCGCATCGTTATTGGCTCGGTTGCCGTCGATATGGTCGATTTCCGGCAAATTGTCCGGGTTCGGAATAAAAGCCGCCGCAACTAATCTATGAACGAAATATGTTTTGTTTTTACCATTATCTGATAGTATTACCCGCATATATCCGTTTTTACTAATAGATTGCTTTCGTATCGCACTTTTACCCGTTCCCCGATAATTTACAGACTTTATATTACCTTTGTCTGAAACTTCATAATTAGCGTTTATAAACTTCCAATTTTCCATCTTTTTTTTGCAAAGATAATATTAAACCATAATATAACAAACTAATACGTTTCTTTTATTTTATTGTATGCCTCTTTATCCAATACCATAACTTTAGGATATTCGACAATACAACCTTTTGTATATACGAGATTATAGATACCCAATTGCCCCTTAATCGGAAATTCAATAACCCGGCGGGGGTTGCGCATCAACCACCCGTACCCCTTTGTTATTTTCGCCCTCTTTTCCTTTGGAATCCGGGTGTTTTCCCAATCCTCCGGCGTAAACTCTTTTATCGGCTTTACGTCGTACAACTCAACCAATCCCAAAGTAACGCCGCTTTCCATTCCCGGATAAACCGGGGACGCTGCGGAACATATCAGCACGTCGCCACGGTATGACGTGTTTTTGCTCCGAACTTCAATTGTCTTTTTCCCGTAAACAATACCGTTTTCGTCCTTGTACGCCTCCGTTACCAAATCATTTGCGTATGGCTGTTTTACGGTCAACGCACGCCAACGGTCGTGCTTTTCCGGGTTGTAATCCTTATTGCTGTACTGCATATTTACTTTTTATTTTCGGGTTCCTCGGTTTCGTCGGGTTCCGGGTAATGGATAAATCCAATTTGCCGGACGTTTTGGATTGGCTCGTAAATGATAACGACAATATCGCCGTCCGTCCTTACTCCGACCAATCGGCAATCGGCGGGAACCTCAACCCGTATTTCACTTTTCATTGTTAAACAAATCCCAATTAACAGGGACACAATACCCCGGCAATTCTCCCCGGTCAATCCCCAACGGATTAACAATACTATCTTTCCAATAGATACGGGGTTGTTGCGGGCTGGCGTCCCAATGTTCCGTAATCGTGTCGTAAATCAATCGTATTTCCCGTTTCGGATATTTTCCGCCGCTCTGCAACCCGATTTTATACAGGTCAACGAACGGATACGACAATTTGATTATCGCAATTGCCCGGTCGTACATCCCCGGCGGGATTGGCTCCACGCTTGCAAAGGTGCGGAACCCGTGGCGTTTTGCCCGTGCCAACACATTAACCCGCATCATATTTGGGTCGGCGTTCGGCTCCAATTCGTCGCAACCTGTCAACGTTGCGCCCAAAGCGATACGGGACACGTCCCAACCCTCGGACGCCTCGGCAAAATCAATGAAGCGGTTCAACCCCTCGGCGCATTTGCTCAATATCTTAACCGGGACGCCGTGGCGTTGGCATACGCCGACCGCTTGACGGGTCAACCGTTCCGTTTCCGGCAACAACGGGTCGGTCGTGAACGAAAAGAATAACCCCGTTTTCTGCAATTTCTCCTTATGCGCCAACAATTCGTTTTTGAAAATATCCAAAGCGTATGGATATTCCCGCAACGTCTTTTTCAACTCCGGGCGACTGCCTCCCAATACCTTTGCGCCACGACCTTTGCGCAAATAACAGTAAGTACAACCGTTGGAACAACCGACAAAGAAATTGGCGGCGTTCTCGGCGTATTCCCCGGCTTTACCTTTTGGGCTGTAAATAACCCGTCCGTTTATCGCTCCCATATCGTCAACGGCTTAAAATGGTAAATCGTCGTTTCCGTCGGGGGCGGGTGCATCCGGCACGGGCGGCGGCGGTACTTGCGCCCCGGCTCCGGTCGCTTTCGGGGTCAACATTTCCATATCGGTTGCGACTATCTCGGTAACATACCGTTTGACGCCTTGCGCATCGTCATAACTCCGGGTTCTCAATTCGCCCTCAATATACAGTTTGTCGCCCTTTTTGACGTACTGATTGGCGACCTTTGCCAACCCGTTTTGCAATACGACGTTATGCCATTCGGTACGCTCCGGGATTTGCCGCCCGTCCTTTGTGGTATAACCTCGTTTCGTGGTTGCCAACGAAAAGGTCGCCACGCAACCCCCGTTGTCGAACTCCCTAAAATCCGGGGCTTTCCCGGTATGTCCCATCAAAATAACCTTGTTTACACTCATACAAAAAACGCTTTAATTATCCAAACAATGATACTATACAACGCCCACATATAAGACGCAACCGTTAAAGTCACGAACGTGTATAACGCAATTTTATATCCGGTTTTTGATTTTATTTTCATGTCACTTGAATTTTACGCAATCCAACAAATATTGTTTCTTATTGTCCGACCATCCGGCGGCATGGTTTATCGCTTTTCGGTCGTCGTCGTGTACGAACTCACAAACCCAACCGCCGACGCTTGATTTTTGAACTAATCGAACCAATTTACCAACAATGAAAGAACGCAATTTGTAATAACCTGAATTTTCGCCAACAAACAAAACCCGTCTTTCTGCATTTATTTCGGGCAGATTTTCGATTTGCGGGCGTTTCTCCCTTTCCGTGTACCTTTGTACCCTTTTAAAATCATTTTGGATTGAACGGCGGGAAATTGCCCCGTAATCGGGTGTTCTTTTTTTCGTCCTCATATTTTCAAACTTCTGTATTCGTTTTTAAGCAATTCAATAATCCGGACGTTGCCCGGATATATACGCATTTTCGTTTTATCCCCATTCTCCCAACATGAATGATGTTCAAAACATAGTATATTTATATTTCTTGCATCATGCGCCATTTCGGGAAACGCTCCACGGGTCAATATATGCGAACAATAAACGGCGGAATAATTCCGTAACGGCTTTAAACATTCTTCGCATCTGTGCGGCTTATGCTCCCAAACCCACCGGAAAAACCGTTGGTTGGCAACGGGAATGTCGCCACGTCCTAAAACGCAATTCCCGAACACTTCCCGTTGTAACTCAACACGCAACCGTATATCTAACCGAAAATTACGAATATCCAATAACGGTTCGTAACCACGTGCAACGCAATATTCATATTCGCAACGCTCGGTCAACAATATTGGCTCCATTATATATTGTCTGTATCGTCCGCCGGGTCTGCCATTTCCGGAAACATATCATTTTCATTTTCGTTGTCTGCATCATTTACATAAACTAACGGGTTGGGTTCCCCATCAGCCCCGAACAAATCCATTTGCGCCTTTTTGCCCTCAAACAGAAATTCGTAAACCTCGTTTTCAATATCGCAAACAATGTTTTCCAACTCTTCCTCAAAACCGAACGTTTCAACGTTATATTTCATTCGTGGGGTATTGATTGCTGTTTTCTGATTGTTTGATATGGTAAACAATCCGGTTAAAACGACGCCTACGTTATCATCTTGCCCGGACAAAGAAACGCCCCTAACCTCTATATTGCCCAAACATTCTTCCGCAAATGCGGCTGCAATATCTGTTTGTTTCTTTGTTGCTTTAAACTCCGGCGTTGCCATCATGGTTTTAAATGACGTTATGTTGAATACACGTCCCATAATCGGGCGCAAATCATTAAACAAATGACGCAAATCCGGGTGTATGTCTTTTGCACTCAATACATGGTATTTGTTCGTGTAACTCTCATTTCCGACAACTTCCGTTACTTCATAATGTACGTCTAACCCGCCATCTTTCAATAACTTTACTTTCGATAATGAAAACTTTTCCTTTATAGGAATCGGCATAACATTTTGTTTTTTTTCGCTCATAATTTTTAATCTTTATTGTTTCCCGGTTCCTCCGGGTCGGTTTCTTCTTGGAAATACTCGCACGGTTCATCATCAGCACAACGACCGGACAAACAACATACCGGATAATCCACGCAATCAATGCACATTTTTTTTTCGTTCATAATTTAAAAGTCTGTTTCATTTAACAATTTTGCAACCTTGTTTTCCGGCTCTGCATCCGGTGCAAATATCGGTTTCGGGTCGTGAACTAAAACTTCCCTTTTTACCTTTTTGGTCTTTGCGGGTTCCGGTTCCGGGTTAAACTTCAATTGTTCCGCCGGATATTCTTTTGGTTTCAGTTCTATAATACCATTTTCCACCAAAACCGGAATACAACGTTTGCAGGCTTTCACGTCCTCCAACGCATCATGCGCCGGGAATGTTTCGCCGGGGAAACATTTATTATAAAGTTCTTCCAACGTCGGGAATTTTCCGGGGCGTCCATTTGCAAACATTGCGCCGACAAATTTAATTGTTTTCATCATGGTATCAATTCGTTTTCCCTTAAACAATGCGTCCTCGGCTTTTTCGTCGTAATACTCACGCCCCATAATTCGCAATATCATTGCTTTTACAATTGACGTATCAAAGTAAATGTTGTGTCCTACCAACAAACGGGCTTTTTCGCAATCCTCCAAAAATTCGCCTATAATATCAGCAAATGGGACGCCCTCGGCGTTTGCTCTCTCTGCTGTAATTCCGTGAACTTCTGTTGACGCTTCCGGTATTTCCCATCCCTCCGGCTTAATAATGTAGGAACGTTCCTTTTCGTTTACCGCCCATGCCAATTGCACAATATTTGGAAATTCCGCAAAATCAACGTCCCATTTTGCGCCCTTTGGGGGCAACCCGGTTGTTTCACAATCGAACGTCAAAACATCTTTCATAATGTCGTTTATCTCATTTCCTTTGCTGTCTTTCAATGTTACTTTTTTCATAATCAAATTTCATTTGGGTCTGCTATATATATATAATATTCTTCACTTGCAAGTTGTTTTAAAAATTCGATATGTTCTATTAATTCCGCATTGCTCAACTCCGATATTTTACGCAACCGGTTTTCATATTCCCCGGTTTCAATATTCGGTATTTGCTCATACATAACCGGGGACAACTCACGCAATCGGCGTTCGGTTTGTTCCTCTGTCAGACGTTCGCCCGCCTCCCAAATGGCGTGTCGGAACGTGGGTACAACATAGTTGAAATAATAGCCTTTCAAAGCCTCGGACGAACCGGGCGACGCAACAATAAACCGGGCAATTATCCGGGAACCTTTCCAACCCTTGAAAAATTCGTTTAATTCGCCCATGTACATTGCCAACCCGCCGTTATTATTTATCGTCCCCGTTGCCGTTATTTCTCGCTTTCTCATCGTCGATTAACTTTTGCATGTGACATTAAACGCTGTCATTCCAACCGCACGGATAAACGCCCGTTCGCTCGACGAATACCCGGTTGCGACCTTATCCAACACTTTGGCGAAAAGAATAACGAAATTTCCCGGTTCCCACTGCCCGGTATTGTGCATACGGTCGATAACGTGCGCCCGCAACCTCGTATTATTCCGGGTCGCATCCTTACGGGCTTTCTCCCGGTCGTTCCAAAGGCTCGTTAATTGGCGTTTCACGTTTTCAAAAAACAACGGCATTTTCAACACGTCCGCAATTGTCATTTCTTTAACTTCCATATTGTTTTGTTTAAGGGACGCCGGGGAACCGACGCCCCGGTTAATTACTCGGTTTCGCTGTATTCCTCAATAATTAAATCGTCCTGTCCTCGCTTGACTTCTTCAATAAATCCTTGATACCCTTCTTTCCGGGCTAATTCGATAAGGGATTGCAGACGTTTTGCGCCCAAACTTTCGCCCCTCGCAATGCGGAATACCTTAACGGTCGGATTGCTTGCGATAATCAATTTTGCGGCAACCTCCATTATCTGACTATCCGACACTTTCCCGGCGACGAACGGCACGCCGTTTAATTCCAACCCGTCGTCCGTGAACGTCAACCCGGTAATCGGCAATTCCGATTTCGCAATAAGGGTTTCCCGCTCTTTGAGCAAATCCGACAACTTTTTTTCGTGGGTTTGGGCGACCTTTTCGGCGGCGTCCTTTTGCTTTTTCTTCGTCAGATAGTCCACAACCAACGCATTGATTTTGTTGTGTTCCTCGGCTTGTTTGAGGCGTTCGGCTGTATCCAAATTCTCCGGGTTGTTTTCCTCGTACTTTGCCAACCATGCGGCGGCGTTGTTCTTGCGGGTTTCGTAATCGGCTTTATCCGTTTGGATTTGCGCCAATGTTTCGTCGTATTTGTCGGCGGCGGCTTTCGCATCGGCTTTGCTCTTTTTCTTTGCCGCTTCCAATGCCTTTTTTGCCTCGGCAACAATCCGGTCGTATTCGGCTTGGGCTTCCGCCTCATACTTTATTGCGGCGTCAATCTCTGTATTCTTGGTTTCCTCGGCGGCTTTGATACGACCGGGGATTGCCTCCAATTGTTCCGTCCGGGTTTGCAATGCGGTACGCACGGTTTTCGCTTTCTCAATCAACCGGGCGTTCTCGTTTTGTTCCTCCATTAAATCGGCAATGTCGATTTTCTCGGCATACGTTTTGACGTCGCCCGGTTTCAACTGCTTTTCGGCGGCGGCGCAAATGGTCGTGTACGTCTTGACCTCGGCGTTGGCGTCCTTTCTTTTCTCCTTAACGGTCATAACCTCGGCGTCAATCTCGGCAATACGTTTTTGCACATTCTCCGGCAACAATGCCCGGACGTATTGCACTTGCTTTCGGCGACCCTCGGCGGTTTCAGACCACCGGGAAAACTCCACGGCGTCAAAATCCGTATATCCGAAAACCTTTTGCAACATACTTACGTTATCCGACCGCATCCCGGTTGTTTTCTGTTTGATTGATAACGTACCACGGGGGTTGGCTTTGGTAAACCGCAATTCAACCTCGTATTCCTCGCCGTCGTCTCCGACAATCATTTTTGCAAAACCTTTGCTTTCTCCGTTCTTCAATACGGCGTCACGGTTCCCGGTCAACAAAGCCCCAATTGCTTTTAATACGGTTGATTTTCCCAACTCATTATCTCCGGTAATGAAATAAACGTTACCGTCGAAATCTGCGTTAAACTCTTTAATTACTTGGAAATTTACCAATTCTAATTTCTTAACTATCATTTTTGCTCTCGGTTTGTGCCGGGGTTTCCCCCGGCGGTTAATATTATTTTTTTGTTTCTCTCATTCTTTGGTATATCATTGTTTGCACCTTAACAAATGCGTCCCGGCTTTCTTTCGCTTCCTCAACCGTGCAATCAGCAATGAAATTTTCCAAACGCTTGTATAATTCGTTCAACTCTTTGTCGCTTATTGCGTGCCGGGTTGCTCCTACTTCATCTATAAACATATCAAAACAACATTTGTATTTCAGAAATCTTATATCCTAACTCTTTTGCAATTTCTATTGCACATTCAACGTTTTCTATTCCATCAAACATCAATGTTTTTGTTTGAAAATCTATGCCATAAAATGAAACTTCATTATTATGCGCATTAATACCGTTTTTGTGAATCTCTAATAACTTCATAGTTTTATAATTTATCCGGGAACCCGCCCGGTCGGTGTTTGTCGTACTCTGAAAGATTTTGGCTTTATCACTTCATTTAATCGGTTACCGAACCATCATTTAACCCTTTGTAGATACCGTTGTTTACTTTCTACTCTTACGAACTTAATCTTTCAACAGTCTTTTTGCATTTTGGTTAGGCTGTGGGGTCTTTCATTGTTTGACACTGCAAATATACGCATAACATTTTAACTACCAAAATTTTTTCTTTTTATTTTCAAAAAAACAAAACAATAAACCCGGAACGTTATACATTCCGGGCATAAATCAAAACAGCCTCATTTGTTTATCTGTTATTTTAGCAACAATTGCATCAACTTTGCGTTCCCAACTTTCTAACGTTGCCAATTTCTCCGGGGTTGGGTTCCGTTTGTAACGTCTTTGGCTATGCCTCATCTGTTTTATAGCATTTATAAAATCAGTATATGTAACCATTTCCTGATATTTAAAAACATATCCACCAGCTTTCCCCCTTTGACCTTTTAGGCATTTTGAAATACTAGTTCTATCGACCCCCAATATAATAGATGCCTCTATTATTGAATTAAAATACACATTAATTTCGCCACTTATTGCAACTATTTTTTTTTCATTATGTGATTTTCTGTTTTCTATACTTCTCTTTTTTGTGATAATATTATTCGCGTTTTCTACTGGTGTAACCCAACGCAAATTTGAAACATAATTATTCCTCTTATTGCCGTCGATATGGTCAACACATGGTTTGTTGTCCGGGTTCGGAATGAAAGCCGCAGCAACTAATCTATGTATTAATTTTGTAACATATTTATTACCGATACGTATATTAACCTGTTCATATCCATTAGAATGGATACATTTTTTTAGAAAGTTATTATCATGCTTTATATTCCCAAAATTTGATATGTAATACGATGGAAATATTTCTTTATATTCTTCAAATTCTAATCCCATAATCTATTATGTAAATAATTCGGTAAATTACTTTTTATCCAATCCATATTGTTAGCTAACATATAACGTCCAAAGTGCATTATCAAAGTTGCATCGCATGAATACATAGTTTGTTTTATCTCTGGATATAGTGATTGTGCTATATCTTTATATCTTTTTTTTCTGTCTTTTTTATCTTCATTTTTTATTCTTATCCTTAGTTTTTGCTGCCACGAAATAGGGGCTATTAGAACAAACGGTATTTCGGCGACGGTTATAATGGCTTTCAATTGCTCAAAGTTTGCAAGCATTTTTTGTATGCGGTACAATTTACCCATATTTACGCCATCGGCACCAAGCGTTACATCATCCGGGCGCACGCTCAATTTTTCCAGAAAAATGATCGGCGAACAAATGCTTTTCAGATACTCCAAATAATTACGCAATTCTGTTAAATCCTTTGGCATTTTCATTGCTTTTATATTTTGGTTGGGGCGCCATGTTACAATACCGCCATTGCTTCCCGGGTCAATTCCCACTACTGCTGAAATTTTCATAATTAAAATAAAACTTGCTGTCTTTGAAACTCAATTAATCTTTTCTTTGCTTGTTCATAATAAACCGGGTCTTTTTCAATTATAGTTAAATCAAAGCCCAATTTATGTGCGGCTATTGCATGGCTCATACTTCCGCCGTGCGTGTCCAATATCCTTTGACCGGGTTCTGCAAAATTTTGTAATAGCCATTCATATAATATTATTGGTTTTTGTGTGGGGTGTATTTTTTTTTCTTTGAATGAACTTTTACCTTGTAAATTTCCATAATATCTATAATCAAAACATTTTGCAGGACAATTAAAATTAGTCCACGCAAACTCACCATCTGAAAAGTTAGGAACCGGATTTTGTTTGTACCAAAATATAAAACATTGGCATGGAGGCAATTTATAATAATTTCCACCCCATATTATACCTGTCTCTTATACACATCTGACGCTGCCGACGAATAGCCTTGTGTA